ACTCTACGCGGGACCGAGTCGCGCGATGTTTGGCGTTTTTGTTACCATGTTACCATGTCAATTTTTTTAAGCTTGACAAAAGGTAACACGGTAACATATAATATTTTCCATGGCTGAAATAAAACCGGCTCAACTTGCAACAATCGCAAATCTAAAAAGACAAGCTATCTATAATGCAATCCGCAGGGGAAACATAATTGCAAACTCTGCCGGGTTAGTAGATACCCAGAATAAAAATAATTCCCAGTGGTTACGCTCTCATGGACTATCTGAAAAAGATGTAATCTCAGGTCTTGCCGAAATCCAGAAAAAACAATCAAAACCGCAAAAAAAGAAATCCATATCTAATCCATTACCGAAAATGAGAAAAAAAATAGAAAAAAAACAAGTTGAAGTCGAAGCGGAAAAAATCAATACAATTCAGTCATATATTGAAATAAAGCCAGAAAAAACAGAAAATAAAAATAACGAATCAAAGGATATTGATGAAATAGATTTTGAAAACATAACAGGACTTCCAGCAAAAATGATGAAACTCAATCTTAAACAACTTGTAATGAAATATGGCGGACCCATGCTTTTAAATTCATGGTCTTTAATTTTACAGCGTCTTATGTCCGCGAGCGAAAAAGATCAAAAGATGCAAGAACGCAGACTTGAACTAATAGAAAAAGATTTTGCAGTTTCAAGGCTTTTCAAATACATAGAAGATTTATCTTCTAGACTTTTCGATTACACTGAAAGCAGTCCGGTTGATTTTATTTCTCTCGTTAAGTCTGATGCTGAAAATTTAGAATTAAAAATCAAAACAAAAATGAGACATGATATTTCAATCCTTATTAAGGACACAAAAGAAAACATAAATCGCGAACTAGAAAATCTTAAGAAGAAATATGAAAAGATAAAAATAGATGATTCAACTTATAAATCATAATGATATAGATTTTTTTATACAACAAGTCAATTCAATTACCGATTCAAAAATATATGAATTACCCTCCGAATATGCCGAGCGCGTAAGATATTTACCTCCCGAATTAACACCGATGCCAGGAAAATACAGTTTTGAAAAAGCTCCCTTTCTACGTGAACCGTTAGATTGTCTATCCCCTACTTCACCTATCCAGGAAGTTGTACTTATGAAGGGTGTACAGATTATGGCAACAACTGGAATTCTTGAAAATTATCTTGCATATAATATAGGGAGTGATCCAAAGCCACAAATGTATGTATCAGCAGATAAGGAGCTTGTAACAACCGGTATGAAAACCAAAGTTGAAAGAATGATAGACACATGCAATTTACGTGATTTAATTTTTTCACAAACTACGAAAAAAAGAGCAACCGGAGATACTACAACAGAAAAAGAATACCCAGGCGGATTTCTACATGCAGTTGGAGCTCGTAATCCTGGTAAGTTAAGATCTATGAGCTACCCTGTTATAATGTTTGACGAGATAGACGGTTTTCCCGACAAACTAGGAAAAGAAGGTGATCCGGTTTCACTCGCAAAAAATCGCACAAACGCATACGCAACAAAAAGGAAAATATTATATATCTCAACTCCTTTAATAATGCAAACTTCAAGAATATATCAACTCTATATGAAAGGCGATCGGAGAAATTATTATATTCCATGTAAATATTGTGGAGAAATGCAAGTCTTAAGATGGCATGGAGTGGATGAAAATAAAAAACAATATGGAATAGTTTTTGAACTCACGAAAAAATATTTTCCCGATTATGATACAGTAGGTTATAAGTGTCAATATTGTGGTCAAATTATGAAAAATCATGATAAATCAATTTTTCTTAATCAAGGTAAATGGAAACCTACGGCAGAGGCAGAGGTTCCACTTTATCGGTCATATTGGATTAATGCGTTATACTCGCCTCCCGGTATGTATTCGTGGGAGAAAATAGTCGGAGACTGGGCTGAATGTTGGGATTTAAAAAACAACCGCATGAAAGATAAAGAAAAAACCAGAACATTCTACAATCTAAAACGCGGGCTTCCATGGGAAGAAAAAGGTAGTTCGATAAAATATGAAAAGTCAGTACTACACAGACGGTCCGGATTTATACTTTCAGAAATACCTGAAAATATAATGATTCGCGACACTGGAAGTATTGCCTTATTGGTTACTTGCACTATCGATGTTCAGGCGGATGGGGTATATGTCCATTCGATTGCATGGACCGAAGGTGGACAATCATGGACAATAGATTTTCACAAAATAACCGGTGATATAACAGATGTAAAATCAGAACTCTGGAATAAAGTTGATAAATACATAATGGAGAAAACATTTGTTTCCGAGTCTGGAAAAAAATACAGAATAATAAATACCTTCATAGATTCAGGGTGGGGAAAATATACTGATATAGTTTATAAATTTTGTATTGATAATTATTCTTCTGGTGTCTATTCGATAAAAGGGGAAGAGTGGATAAAAGGCGGGTTAACATATAAATCATTCACAAAAGAAACACTATCAAAAGCAGGCTTACCAGCAGCTTACATAATAAACACGACACTTATAAAAGACCGCATATCCCATTGTATGGGAAATCTACAATGGGACACCGGACAATTACAACCGGATTGGTATCCTAATTTTCCGGAAAACCTACATGATGATTTTTTTAGGATGTTTGAGGCTGAGTGTAGAGTCGAGGTCCACGATAAGGATACTGGTCAATTTAAGTATATTCGCTGGAAACAAACACAAGGTGCCGATAATCATGCCTTTGACACGATGGTATATAATTTCGCCGGACTTGAATTAGTTGCCGATAGAGTTTGTCGTGAAGAATTAGGTTTATCAGTTTTGTTATGGTCCGATTTTTGGGAGTACTGCAAACAAGGCGCATTTTTTTATACTTGACATATTAAGGTTTTCATGTAATATTTTTTATGGGGGCAATTATGGCATCACCTTTAATAATTGATTTTACAGATCCAGCAAAAATATCTTATGATTTGGATGAAATTGATATTTCAGGAGGTAAGGCAAAACTCAAAGACTTAACACCTTCTAATGTGTGTTCGTGGGCTACTTATGCAAGTAGTGTTGATCTTTCTGGAGGTGGTGGAATATTAACAGGAACTTCTGTTGGAGGCGCAGCAATAAGTGGAGGGTTTCTTGATTTAACAGGTGAAACCTTAAAATATGTGGATTATACAGGTCTTGGGAATGCTGATTGCTTAATTCAAACCGGAGCAATAAAATTTATTCTTAAACCTGGATATTCAGGCAGCCCAGCTGCACTACGTAACTATGTAGTGATTAGTGAAGCAAGTGGAGATTCAAGTAATTTAATTAATTTATATCATAAAACAGATGGCAATTTAAAACTTGTTATGAATAATCTAACTACCGGAACGATAACTCAAGATGATTTAGGAGTCTGGTCACCTATTGCAGGGTCCGAATACGAAATAGAAATAAATTTTATAATTGATACTGTCACGGGTGCACAAACTTTTATCCGCGTTTTTGTTGAAGGAAATCAATTTGGACCTACAAAGACCGGGGTAACAGGAACGAGAAGTAGTGCAATTGGATTGATAAGAATAGGAACTAACTTAGGTATAGGCGATACGGCGGATTTTTCTATAAAAGATTTTGTCATCTATGATACGGTCCAACATACTACCAATTACACACCAGGATACACTTTACCAACTGCTCAATTCAACATTACGAACCCTTATGGAAAAATTATCGAAGGATTCCGTACCGATGAATTAGAAAGTTTTATTGAAACAGCATCGAAAACAGGAAATGATGAAATTAAATATATATTTGAAAATGAAGGGGATTATTATTATATAAATAACGGTGCATGGACTGTTGGAAGTCTACAATATTCAAATTCAACAACAGCAAGCGATATACAAACACATCTCAGCACACTAGTCGAAAAATCTTCTATATGGTATGTCTATTTTTTCTTACACTCAGATAATGGTACCACTACTCCCGAACTCTCTAATCTGCAAATTGATTATTCCTACGCAGGTGAAACGCCCGATACCATCAACACTTGTGTCGTATGGGGATACAATCTCGATTTTAAAAAAAATTCTATTACAAAATCGCTTACTATTAGACTTAATAAATATATTGTACAATATGGTAATTACACATCAATTCTTAGTGAAGATATAACGGTAACGCCGGATAATTCCGGCTATTGGGAAGTTGAACTTGTAGAAAGTGAAAATATGATTTCTCTCGACGGTGATGATGTAAAATATATTTTCGATTTTGGTAACGCAAATATATTTGAAAAAACTGTACCGGATGAAGAAATAAAATCATATTACGATTTGGAAGATTAAAAAATAATTAAAAATAAACCTTGACAAAATAAACAAAGAGGTATAATAATATTATTATGTCATTATTAGATGCGACACATAGTAGTAATACACAAACATCGTTAGAATATTATCAAGATGAGCTTAAAAACTCTCGTGTTTTGTTATTTAAAATTAACGAGGCAATAAATACAATATCTAGCGGATCACATCAAAGCTATACTCTTGATACCGGTCAAACCCGTCAAACGGTAACAAGGATTGATTTGCCTTCTTTAATTTCACAGAGAGAAAAGCTCATAGGACAAATCAGACAATTTGAAATATATCTTAACGAAGGAAAACCATCCATCAAACAAGCGAGGCCCGGTTGGTAGATCTAAAAAAATCATATATCGACAAAGCACAAACCTTATTCAAACTCGGAAAAGATGATAAAGCAAGATTATTATTAGATGCTGCATCCAGGATTGATACACAAAAACCAGTTACTTTTAAAAGTAATCCGGTTCGAAAAGATACATACTCCTACTATGTAACCGATCTTGTAGAAGCCATATGGTCCGGTGAAAAGTTTCCTGGAGGTTTCGGACTCACAAAAGATTATTCATACGTAGATTATTGGACAATCCGTAAACGGTCCGTTCAACTATTTAAAGAAAATCCTTACGCCCGTGGAATGTTTCGAAGATTATTAAGAAACGAAATTCACAAAGGACTTAATCTTGAAGCAAATAGTATAACAGAATTGACAGGTCTCACCGATGAAGAAGCTATAACATGGGATGAAACCTCTGAACTCAACTGGCAGATGTGGGGCAATAATAAACAAATATGCGACTGGAAGAAATTAAAAAACTTCGGAGAATTACAACATGATTGCAGACAAACTGCTCTCCTTTCCGGTGACTGTCTTGTAGTAAGTCATATAGATCAAAAAACTAATCTTCCATCTATCGAACTAATAGACGGTTCATCCGTAAGAAATCCCATTGGTAAAAAACCAAGAAAAGGAAATAGAATACTTCATGGAGTCGAACTTGATAAGTTTGATAGACAAGTGGCATATTGGATTTACACAAAAACAGAAACAGGATTTGAATCAAAAAGAATCCCGACTTATGGAGAAAAATCAAAACGTAAGATAGCATGGCTTGTATATGGAACTGATAAGCGTCTTGATGAAGTTAGAGGTGAACCTCTTTTAGCTCTCGTACTATATATGCTCAAAGAACTTGATAGATATCGAGATTCTGAACAAAGGGCCGCCGTACTCAATTCAATAATTCCTCTCTTCATAAAAAAAACAGAATTAGGTCCGGGTAGTCTACCAGTTGGAGCTGGAGCTATAAGGCGTGGAACCGCGACAACTGAAGATTTTGACAGTTCGGCAAAAACCTATAATATATCAACCATGCTACCGGGTACAATTCCCGATGAACTTCAAAAAGGTGAAGAACCGGTATCATTTAACACACAAAGACCGAACGCCGGATTTAAATCTTTTGAAGAGACAATCATAAATACTTTCGCGTGGTGTTGTGAAATTCCTCCCGAAATAGCAAGATTATTATTTCAATCAAATTTTTCCGCATCAAGGCAAGCAAATAATGAGTTCAATATTTATCTTTCATATATTTTCTGGAAGTTCGGAAATACTTTTTGTCAACCAATTTATGAAGAGTTTTTAACTGCGCTTATTTTAACTGATAAAATTAAAACACCTAACTTTTTAAAAGCATATTTTTCTAATGATTGGTTGACTCTCGGCGCTTGGTTTAATTCTGAGTGGACCGGGATATCAAGACCATCTGTTGATCTTAAAAAAGATATGGATGCTGCCGATAAAGGGCTTGCTCTATGCATAACAACTTTTGATCAACAATCTCGCAAAACATCCGGCATGTCATTTAGAGCTGTCATAAAAAAAAGAGCACGTGAAAAACAATTACTTGAAAAAGCCGGATTGACATCAAGTGTCGATGAAAATAACAATGGAGAACCGATCGAAAATCAAATAGATTCTACAAAAAATGATACAGAAGAACTAAAAGAAAAAGTCGAGGAGTTAGAAAGTTAATGTGTATGGAATATAAAGAAACAAAAGAACTAATAGACTCTGTTTTAAAACCAGTGATAGGAAGTATTGCAGAGATTAAAACAATAGTTGAACCTATACCAAGATTGGTTGAGCGATTAACATCCTATAAGGATATCGAAAGTCAAGTAACAAATCATGATTTTTTACTTTCCGGAACTAAAGATAAACCTGGAATTGTAAATGATGTAAATGAACTAAAAAACCAAAGTAAAAAAACATTTAATATGATTGTAAAAATATCAGCTTTCACAGGGACGTTATTAGGTATAGCTGCCGCAATAAAAGCATTTTTATTTTAGGAGTAAACTATGATTAAAATTGAAAAATTAACGTATAGAGATTTAATGGAAAACCATGGTGATCCAGAGACACCTGAAGGATTACAACAAATCAAAAGTGAAATTATTAGTGTCCAGGTTCCTTTTTTACTTCAACCACATAACGTTAAAATTGTAAAATGTCATAAATATGTAGCAGAATCATATATTGATGCACTAGAAGAAATACTTAAATATTTCGGTGAAAAGTTTATTATCGAAAATAATTTAAATCGATTTTCAGGTTGTCATGTAATTCGAAAAACATCAAATAAAAGATGGTGGTCAATTCATTCATGGGGAATGGCTTTTGACCATCTCGCTAATCTCGGACCATATGGTCCGCCATCTTTGATTCCATATCATTTTATCAACGCGTTTCTAAAACGAGGTTTCGGATGGGGTGGAAATTGGAGAGGAAAAAAAGATGGTATGCATATCTCTGTGACAGGAACTTAGAAGGAGTTATATATGGAAAATATAGAAAAAAATAATTTTTCAAAATTAAAAGTAAAACAAAAAAGCGCATGGGTAGTATGGTTAATAATCATCACCGTAGCTATACTTTTTCCTCTTCAATTCATAGTCTCATTCCCTCTACCGTTCGACGGTGCTATTTGGGCTTTATTTTCTGTTGTCGGAGCATATACCGGATTCGATCAATTCGCAACAATTACCACGTCACGAAAAGGACCAGAAGGATATAAATATATCGGAAGTTATAAGAAATTACTTTTTATAACTTTTGCACTTTGGATAATTTTAATTGAAGCTTTAATTTTTCAAGGGTTTTTACCGGAAATCGTTTTACCACTTGACCAGCTATTTGTTGCGGTCGGTATAATTTCCGGCATTTTTGCAGGCGGAAACAAACTTAATAATGCCGCCGAAAAAATGACAAAATCAATCGAGGTAAAAAAATGATAACCATAATTTTTGTTGTTTTATTTTTAATTGCATGTTTAGTAAATTTTTTACTGTTTAAAAATATAAAAAATAAAAATGGAATAATAGAAAGACAAAACGTTGCAATAGAAAAAGCGTCACAAAACATGAAACATCTTGTTAATTATTCTGATATTATTTCTAACATCGAAAAAGATCATAAAGAAATATACATACAAATCAAGGAGGCTAAAACCGATGAAGAAGTTAACAATATTATTCGTAATGTTATTGATATTAACAACAAGCACGTGCACAACGATTAGAGAAACCGAGTTCATCACCTATAAATATATCCTTCCTCCGTTCCCACAAAGAGAAGCTATTATCCTTTCGGTTAATCCGACTTTAGCAGATTATGCGGAAATAATTAACTATTACGAACATCATTTGCAAAAATGGGAAGCATGGGGAAAAACAGTAGAAAAAATACTTGACACAAAGTGAAAAAGTGTTACAATATAATCAATTACAATTTTGGAGGCAATAATGAGCATTAGAACACAATTAGCAAGAATAAGAAAAGATACCCGTGCGGCAGATGTTTTCGCAAAAAATGTATGGCATGGTGATTCTGGCGTAACTACAAGCGGATCTGGTGTTTCGTGGGAAACCGCCTTCAAAACAATAGCCGAAATATTAGTTGTCGCGAAGGCAGGTGATACAATCAAACTTCGCGGAGAGTTTAATGAGTCTGGTCTCGAAATAGAATATCAAGGAATAAAAATAATAGGTGAAGATGAATCAAACAATCATTATCGCACATTTATTTATTCTAACGCCGCAACTCCTATTTTTATTATCAAAGCAAATGACGTTTCAATTAGTAATCTCGGTATCGCACAACAAGCCGCAGATCTTGCAATTCAAATAGGTGACGCATCCGGTCAAGCTTGGTACAAAGCTCATATTGACGGTGTCAAAATTGACGGTTGGTCAACTTGCACCGGCGGAGTCGGTTTTGGTCATGCGACGGTAGATGCTCCAGATCTTCATATAGAAAATTGTCTTTTTCGTTCAATCGCAGGAACTCATATTGTCTCTAATGCAACCAGGGGAAGATATAACCATAATATTCTTTTAGTATCTGCCGCAAATATCGGAATTGAACATGTACCAACAACAGCAAGCAGACCGGACACGATCATTCATAATAATAGAATATTCGGAGTAAACTCAACAGACACGGGAATTAAAATTACAAATACTCCAGATGCCGGAACTCTAAAAGCCTATGATAATTATATTTTCAATTGTGCAACTACGATAACACAAAAAGCTGAAAATGTAAGTGTACAAATGAATTATACAAATGATGCTGCGGGGGGTGTGTTGATCGATCCGATCGCATAACAGGAGATTAAATGCCTAAGATAATAATAATAGATGGAGTTATAGGCTGGGATATATACCCTCGCCTAATACGCAGACAATTCGATGATTCCGATGGAAAAGAAATAGAAATACATCTTGCAAGCCCTGGAGGGTTTGTTTTTGATGGTCTCGAAATATATAATATTATACGCGACTATAACGAAAATGTAAACAAAGTTAAAATAATTATAAAAGCACTCGCCGCGTCTATGGCAAGTTATATTTCTCTTTCGGTTCCAGTTTCTCAACGTTATGCAGAAGATAACGCCGTTTTCATGATTCATAATCCGTGGTCATTCATGATAGGTGATTATCGTGATATGAAAAAAGAAGCTAAAGAATTAGAAGCAATCACAAACTTACTTGCTAAAGGTTATTCTAATTCTTCAAGTCATTCTATAACAGAAATACTTCAACTCATGAACGACGAAACATGGTTATACGGTGATGAAATGCTTGATAGTAATTTTGTTTCTGAAATCATTAAGCATGATAATAATACTCAGAATTATTCAAAGGATGAAACATTATTATTATCAAAACAAAAATTTGATTCTATGCTCACAGAACTTAAAAAAAGCAAAGATGATTTTAAAAATGATTTATCCCGCGCGGCAGCTTTAATATCAATAAATATTATAAACAAACAATCTAAAATTCCCGCGTCTGCGGGCAAAAATAATAATACGGAGGTAATTATGAACCTTGAAGAGTTCAAGAAAAACCACCCGGAACTGTATGCCCAGGTAATTCAGATCGGGAAAGATGAAGAGTATGATCGGGCAAAGGCTCACATAACCATGGGGAAACAATCAGGAAGTCTTGATATCGCTATGAAGCATATTGAAGAAAAGACTGGATTCACTCAGGCGGTGTCAGCTGAGTATATGGCCGCCGGAATGAAAAATCAATCTATCAATAACAGAAAAATCGATGATCCCGATACCAAGGGTAGCCAAACAGGTGACGACGATAACGCCGACACAAAAGATTATACTGAAAAACTCCTAAAAAAGAGAGGGGTAAAAAATGTCAAATAATACAGTAACAAATTTTTATCCAGGTGATGGAGTGCGTGAGGTAAAGAACTCTGAACAGGGAGAGCATACAAATGATACCGGCGGAGCACTTACAGTATATCGTCTTACTATTTTAGGACGCATAACAGCAACAGGGTTGTATAAACAATATGCATCCGGTGCCGGTGACGGATCGGAAGTACCAGTCACGGTTTCACTTTCAGAAGTAGTACATACGGCTGATGGTGATAAGGCGATAGGTGTTATGCTTGCCGGTACCGTAAATGAAGGTGATCTTATCATACACGGTAGCGCCGCCGGTGTCGGAATTACCGATGCAATCAAAGATGCATTAAGAACATTTGGTATAATGGTAATACCACGGACCGAGTGTAACACACTCGATAATCAAACATAAGAGAGGTTAACAAATATGGCAGCAGATAAAAGAACAGCTTATCTTGAGGCTTATAAACAATTAACGGTTTTTATACCGTTTCTTTCAACATTTTTCACAACTAACCCTCGCGATATTGTAATGGCCGAATCGGTAAAAATTGATATCCAAAGAGGTAGTCGAAAAATTGCACCGATTATAAGCAATTTCACTCAGCGAGGTGGAAAACTTGAAAAAAGCCAGTACACACAAAAAGAGTTTACACCACCTGTAACCGCATTAGGTGGAGATTTCGCTCCAGGTGATCTAATAGAAAAAGTATTCGGTACCGATGAATACTCATCGGCCGGAATAGATTATATGGTATCACTTCAAAACTTAATAATTGATACCATGATAGAAATTGAAGCGCAGTTTAATCGAAGTTTTGAATATCAAGCATCTCAGATATTTCAGACCGGCGAACTTTCACTATATGATGATAAGGGTAATATTGCCTATACAATTGACTTTTTTCCAAAGGCAACGCATTTCCCGACCGTAAGCGTTCCATGGTCCGATGAAGATTCAGATCCTGATTTAGATATGGCAAATCTGATTGATGTTATAAAAACAAATGGACGTGTTCAAACAAGAAATATTGTTTTCGGCAAAAGCGCACTTGATAATTATTTACGCAATACAAAAGTTGATGATAAGTTTGATATCCGTAGATATACATCAGGTGAGTATAACCCACAAAGACAGAATGATGATGTAATATTGTTAGGTGATTTACTTATTGGAACTAATCGTATACCATGTTGGAAGTATGAAGGTGAATTTGAACATCCTGATGGCGGGGCAATTACAAGGTTTGTCGATGATGATAATGTATTGTTACTCCCCGGTAAAGGTGGAATGAACGTTGACTTGAGAAAAGTATATTGTCGTGTACCAACTGTAACAGGTGTCGACCCTCGCTTTGTGGGAATTGTCCCAACACGCATGGACCTTGAAGATAGGGCATATACAGCCAGAGTCTGGGTAGATGGTAGAGCTGACACACTTAATGTTGAACTGAAATCACGTCCCTTATTGATTCCAGCTTCAATTGATACTTTTGGATGTCTACAAACAGAGCTATAAGGAGAATAGTATGAAATTATATATCGTAAAACCGGGAAGATCATTATCAACGGCAAAAGGAATTGTAGGTCCGCCCGTAGATCCTGAAAAACCAACAGTAAAAGAAATCATAACCGTCAAACATTTTAAAAACGGTCAAAAAGGATTGGACACTCTTCTTGCAAGTAAAAAATGTCCGATAGTAAATGTTCCATATGTAAACAAAGATGATAAATCAGATGATAAATCAACAGATTCGGATCGGGAAGAAACATTAAAACAATTTAAAGAAAGCATAGATCGCGATGAAGAAAAAGAAAAGAAAAATGTAATAAAAAATAATAGCCAAGGGGCTAAGAGAAAATAAATGAATATAATTGAAATAGCCGAATCCGATCTTGCATTTACTCTCGAAGATACCAAGACCGGATTCGGTGTTTCACTTACATTTTATACAGCCGTTGGATTACCGGTTGCAATTCCATGTCAAACGACTGACATAAGTTATTTTGTCGATCCCGAAACAGGGGTAGGGGTTCAATCAAGAACTGTTGAAATAACAGGACGTATCACAACATTTGACAGTAATGATATTTCACCTGCAAAAGATGATATCGTCAAATATTATGATACAAAAAAAACCGAATATAAAACATGCATAAAAAAAATTATGCCTGATAGAAAATTAGGTGTATATAAGATTATCCTTGAGGCGAGAGAATGAGTGCGTTAATAACAACCCTGATCGACAAACAGGATACAAACGAAATTATCAGAGATCAACTTGCGGCAATTCTCGCGGTCGAAATTGCAAATCAAAGAACACTCGCGATAGCAGATAGTCAAAACCCGGATGATTATTCATTTTCAATTTATATCGAAAAATCAAAACCGTGGGAATCTGAAGATATGCCCCTGGTAAATATTCTATTCGATAACGATCGATTTGACAACAAAAATTCTACCGTAGTAGAAAGGCAAAGAGCAACCGGAACATTTTATATAGATTGTTATGCGAAAAAAGACACAACAAATGATAGCGGTGGTGATGAATTATCAAGTAGAGAAGCTGATAGAATTGCAAGATTAGTGCGTAACATAATAATGGCTGGTCCATATACTTATCTTGCTTTCGGAATTAAAGAACTAGGAACAGGTAATAATATTGTAACGAGTCGTCGAGTTATGCGGAGAGAAAAGTTTCAACCCGATATAAGAACAGAAGGGTATGAAAATATTATAGCTTGCAGATTAACAATAGAAGTAGAATATGACGAGCTTTCACCACAAGTTGAAATGCCCGATTTTGAATTACTTATCAACTCTTGTCAGAGAGACGACGGTAAAGTTTTTTTCACAACAGAAGACGATATGACAATATAGGAGGTTGTATGTCAATACCAGCATCAGTAGTCGCCCGTGTAACGGGTGTTAATGTAGAATTTAAAAATTTTAATTTGGGCCAAGCCTTATTTCTTTCTCAACGAATAGCTGTTATAGGGCAAGGAAATACCGCCAGTACTTACGCGCTAACAAAAAAAATTGTAACATCTCAAAAAGAAGTCGCAGAAACCTACGGTTATGGTTCCCCTGTTCACCTTGCTTCTATGCAATTACTCCCTGCTAACGGGAATGGTATCAAAGGAATTCCTATAACAATTTACCCACTCGAAGATGATGGTTCAGGAGTTGCAGCCGCGGGTTCAATAGACGTTACTGGTGATGCAACTAATCAAGGTGGAGGTTATGTATATATCGGAGGTGTGAAATCGGATTATATAGTAATCCCTGATGAAGCGACAGCTGCCGAGGCATTAGCGCTTATAAAAATCGCGGTCGATGCGATACTCCATATGCCGGCAACAACCGGAGCAGTAGCCGCCCCGGCATTACCACTCACGTCGAAATGGAAAGGGTTATCAGCTAACGATATAACAATTGATGTTTCAGAGATAGAGTGTGACGGTCTCGTTTTTGCAACCACCGTTTTCGCGTCAGGCGCTGCAAATCCAGACGTACAAGATGCTCTTGATATTATAGATGAAACATGGGAAACAATTATTATTAATTGCATGAATTATGATGATACCGCATCAAACCTATTATATCATACTTTCGGTGAAGCAAGATGGGAACAAACGGTGAAAAAACCTCTCGTAGTTGCTACTGGATGTATTGATGATTATGCAACCCGTACAGCGGTTACCGATGCTGACGACACAAACAGAACCATGTTTCTAATTCAATCATGCGGATCAAGGGAACTTCCCTTCGTTATCGCTGCCCAGGGACTTGTCAACGATATTGCGCAAAAAGCAAATGATAAACCAGCTCATAATTATATCGGAATATTACAAGGACTTCATACCGGTGAAGATATTGTGCAAGAAAATCATGCAACAAGAGATAACGCTATTAAGTTAGGTGCTTCAACAAACTCAAAGAAAAGTGGACTCGCAGCGATTGAAGATATTGTAACTTTTTATCATCCCTCTGGAGAACCTACCCCTGCTTATCGATATGTGGTAGACATTATAAAATTACAAAACATAGTATATAATCTTGATATAATTCAAGAAGCGTTTAGAGGCAGGCCACTTATTCCGGACGGTGAGCCAACTAACGATCCTGATGCGGTACAGCCTAAAATGGTACTAACCGTATTGGCAAACTTAGCTGGTTCTTTAGCTTTAGGTAAATCTGCAATTATATCAGATCCGGGATTCACAAAAACAAATATGACAGTTGCAATCGACGACACAAATCCGAAAAGAATCAACACGGTTTTTCCAGTAAAACTTTCCGGTAATGTAGAAGTCAATTCAACAGACGTTTATTTTTCATTTTATTTTGGTAATTAAAAGGAGTAACAAATGGCAGCAGGTGGACCATTAGAAAGTATAACAATTAACAACCGGCGTTTTCCCGTAGACGGTGAAATAAATGCCATGGTTTCACTTCCGGGATTCACGAACGAAGCAAAATTAAATGGTGATTTTGCTTCGTTTAGAACTGTTAAAACCGCAAAAGTAGGAAAAGTAAAAGCAATTCCGATTGTAATAGATAATTCCAGGGGCGATATGGAGTTTATACAGGACATTATGGATTCACCAGAGCCGGTTCCATTTTTTGCGACGGAGGTTGATGGGACGGTTTGGGAAGGTAACGTAGTGATTGTGGGTGATCCTGAAAAATCTACAAAAGAAGCAACCATGGAAATTGAAGTACATGGAATTATTAAAAGGCAGGGTTCATAATGGGTATATTAAACAACAAAGAAGAAAACAAGAAAAAAAATAAAATAGATCGCGAAACAGCTAACGATTTATTTACAAATTTCTGTGAAGATTGGGAAATTGATTGTGATGAAGCCGGAATGTCTCAAGATGATAAAATTGATTTTAATTCTCAAAAAGCAAAGATCGTAAATGCAGTAATGAAAGGAAGACTTGTATATGAAAATGAAATATTAACATATACCGTAAGTTCAAAATCATCCGACGCCGGAAAAGAAATTAAAATCAAACGTCCATTAGGTGCCGCCTATATGGAAATGGACAGATACAAGGACCGCGAAGGTGTTCATAAAACTTATGCAGTATTAGCCAGTATGGTAGGTCAATCTACTTCGTTTTTTTCAAAGTTAGAT